TCTCTGTGCTACGTTATCGCCATCCGTGCTTGTAACGGTGGCTGGTGTATCCTTTCTAACCAGAATCGTCGCTTTTCCTACTGGATCCGCTACTGCGGCTGCATCCTCGGTGTATTCTGTGCCAGCTGCCGAACCGGCTACTACATTAACCGGTAACCCGTTTGCGGTTGATACATCACCATCATTCGTGCCGTCAGCGCCATGAATAAGTTTGATACGCTGAAAGTTAGCGCCACCTATTTCATCGGCAGCTACTACATAATCGGGATTGCTATTGCCATCAAAGCTAGTTTTGGTGTTGGTAACAGTTTTATTATCAGCCATCCATTGCCCTCCGTACCTGGCTGATGCCCTTATCCTCAAGAGCTTTTAATGCTCTAGCAATGAAACTCATTCTTAGTGCATCCTTTAATCCGTCCATATGCTTTAGCTTTTCCATCCACTCCCAGCGCACACCGCGAGCTATTCGTTTCAACTCTGAATCGGGCAAGGCCAAAAAAGTATCGACTTCAACGATCCAATGGTCATCTCTCTGGATGTAATGACACACATAGTCTTTCATGAGACAAGCCCGTTAACTGGTATTAACTCTTCGTCGATCTCTATATTCGCATTGCCTGCATCATCTCTTATAATTCGACCCTTGCGTTTCTTCGTATACGCCCCATCTTTCGAAATTGTGATATTAGTTCCCTGACTTGAGGCCAGGCGTCTTTCTTCTATTAACTTTTCATATGTTTCAAGCTGAGTCCTATATTTCTCCAGCTCCATCTTTTGCTGGTCAACGAGTGCCTTAAACTCATCGGACCGAGCTTTTAACATCGCCTGTGCCGCTTTCGTTTCCGAATCCGATGTTATCTCTTGGGCTTTTAGGTTAAGTTCCTGACTTCTAAGATTTGATTCCAACTCAAACTGAGAATGCTCAAGCCTGACTCTTTCAGCTTCTAACTGCAGCTTGAAGCGCTCGACATCCATCTTCTGCGCTGCCTCTTGAATCGTAACCTGCAATTCCTGTTGTTTGGTTTGCGCTTCGAGTTGAGCAATCTGTACCCTTGCTTGCGCCTCCATCGCTCCAGGCTGTGGCTGTTGTTGTGACTGTTGCTGTTGAACAGATTGAGCAATAGCCTGAAAGGTTGCTGTTAGCGTTCCCTCAATTTCTTTACCTGCTCTATAGGAGCGGGTAGCAAACTTGAGAAGGTCTATAGCCATAGGAGCAATTGCGGGGTATTGCTTTACCATTGGCTCTAACTGTCCAAGGAACGACCCTGTAGACTGCAAAAGGTCTACCCGTTCTTGACGGTCCGCCCTTTCGTCTAGCTCCACCATCGAATCACTTGCAACTTGAATCCTGTACCGCCGCCCTGGGTCATCTTTTAATAAGGCATCTACGTCTTCCCACGATGCCCCTGGTGGGAGGTCTTTCATTAAATCTTCTGCATTGCAAATCATTGCCAGTGTTTCTGACCGATAATGCTCAGCGATAATCTCGCCCAGCTTACCAATGGCCTTGCCGAAAAACTGGTGCATCTGTTTTTGTCGTACTGAGAATCGAAGGCTCGTGAAGTTACTCTTTAACTGTTGCGCAGTCGCCGTTTCGATAGGTGAAGTTGCTCCGCGAATTAAATCACTTGCAGCTGTCTGCTCATAAAGCTTTTCCAAAGCTTGGTTACGCGCTTGTATAAGTACATCAAGGCCCCTTACATAGGGCTCAATGTTTAGAAACTCAACGGCATTGGCCAACCCACCGCGCGATTTGTAAGACGGCCACCCTTTAATAGGAATGAGCTTAAGGTCTCCAGTCATTAGCCCCTCAAGCTCTTTACCTAATGTTGCATCATACGCTCCATTAGTTCGGATCGCCTGCACCCCTGCATGGATACGAGAAGTAAGCCGTTCGACCTCAATAACTAAGTCTTTAGAGTGGGCATAATCTGCTACAGGAACGACCGAGCTCGGATCTTGATTGGCACAAATCTCCTCACATGGGAAAAAGTCTTTGAAGTCTAAAGGCGGCTCGCTGCTCTCTAATACTGATTTCTCGCCCTGGTGATACCAGTAAACCTTACCCGATTCCTTACACCAGATTTCCCAAAGCTTGGTTTTACCTTCGTATGCATTCAAATCTCTCGCATTCCCCTTAACCACATCTTCAGGCAGGGTGTCGTACTTAAGACCATTCGCAGTATCCTTTCCAAACTTGCGCGTTGCCTCCTCTCTGGATAGGTATGCACAGCGCGCCTTCCATTCAACCTCTTGCTCATTTCTTCCAACAGACTTTCGAAAGTCGTTGTAATGAACACTGTCTAAGTAAGCTTGCTCACTCTCGATAGCTTGATATTCTTCCGAGTAGCTGACAATCCCACCTTCCGCCTCAACGACCTTGCTCTGGTCCCCCTCAAATGGATTACCCTGTGCGTCGACTAAAACCCCGTCAGGCTGCTTGATTAACCCATATGTGACAGTCTTTGCCTCAACTGCCGCATCAAACCGAGCCCAAAGCACCCCCCTACCAACTAAGAGATACTGCAACACCGCGTTTAAACCTATCTCATCGAACGGTAGGCAATCATCTAAAACGTATTGGGTAGCTCTTTCTATTACTTTTGCCCCCACTATATGAATCGCATCACCTGATTTTTTTCTTAATAGAGCCTCTACCTTGGGAGTTCTTGAGTAATAAGCAGGTAAAAGAGTTTGAATTAACGCCCACCACACGGAAATCTTTCGCTCAACTTCAGGAAGCTTAAACGTTCCGTTGTAAACCTTAACGGATTCTTCGGCCAACTCATAGAATCGTGAATGGTCTTTAGCAGACCGCTCTAATTCTGATGACCAATACCTTTCGGTATACTTATCTTTCGTCTTTTTTGAGGTATCGCTCACAAGCGGGGTCTTTGCTGCTCATCGCGCTTCCTTTTGATGTAATCAGCTATGTATATACGCCCCATCTTACTATCTTGCTTTGGTTCTTTGTACTCCGACTCAAGCATTCTCTCTTTACACAAGTACCTAAGTGCATCCGCACCATGGTCATCAGCGGTTGAGTCTAAATCCTCAGGTTTTTTAAGGTCGATTGGCAAAGCGGGCAAAGAGCTAATTAAATATTTACAGGTCGCAAAAAAATAAATGTACGCTGGGTTCCGCTTGAGCCGTAACCGTATCTGTGTCCAACCTGATACACGCTCATTATCGGCTGGCTGAAACACTACTCCATTTTCTCTAAGTTGGTCCCCGATTGACGCACCACCGTCATGTTTAAAAATAGAAGGGTCTGCTACTGCTTTAACCCAATCCTCCCCCTCGGAGCGCTCTCTAATCCCTTTGGCGATCTCCTCATTGTCTAGCCCTTTGCCAGTCCATTCCCTGTATATAATGATTGCATTTTTAGGGTATGCTACCTCGCGGCCCTGGTCGTCCTTGCCAGAACTTACCGCCCCCCAAACAACACAAAATGGCGAATGATACCCCCAATCGAAGCCTACATATTTGGGCCAATGTTTTGGTATTTCAAACGGTGCTACGATATGACGGATTGAAAACTCAGGAAAATACGAGCCCTCGTGTATCTCCCAGTCACCAGACACCCATGCTCTTACAAGTTCAGCCGACCCCGTAAGGTGAAGACGGTCTATATAGCCTGGGTCTTTAGCCATCAAGAGCTTGTTATTTTCAACCCTTGAAGGAATATATATGTATTTATGTTCTTTACCGGTTGGTAGCTTCCTAACCAAAGTAGCCCACCCGAGCGGAGCCGGATTGATGTACCGCTCTTTCAACCATCCATGCCCCGGTCCACCAGGATTTGCGGTTAAAATCAATTGAACTGGGACACCTTCAACTGACCGCAATGAACCAAAAAGCCTATCAATTGGGCTGCTGTCCGGGTAATCTCCAGCCTCTTCTATAGCTGCATCAGTTAGGTTTTGCCCTTGATACTTTGCTGCATCACTGATGTTTTCCAATGGTCTAAACCTCACACGACCACCATGGGCGAGCTTGAACAGCTTTTTCTGTTCGTGCCATTCAGCCCCTGTGGGCAGGTATAACTCTTTAGCTCTCTCGATTAGGTCATCTTGCTGGGGCATTTCGCGGCGGAAGAATACCGCATTCATAGCGCGCCCATAGCGCTTTTCTTTGAGGCCGAACTTGCCTAATACGCCGTCGGTCTTACCTCCACCTCTTGCCCCTCCGAAAAGTATTTCACTATAGGGGCAATCAATTAGGGCTTCCTGAGGTCCAGTCTGAGGCTGCCAGCTTATTGAGGTTGGTATTTCTGATATTTCGCTAGCCACTCTTCTTCAGTAAGGGGGGTGGCGCTTAACTCTGCTCTTGTCTCCACTATCTCAATTGACTCTCTCCATCCTGCTCTGGTCTTCAGCCAAAATATTTGAGCTGTCACATTGCCTGACACTGCTTTTCTGAATAATGCCCCTGCAATCATGTTGTTTGCTTTTGTTCTAGCTGTTGCTAGCTCGTAGGGGTAATACTTCTTCAGAGTATCTACAGAGATATCGACTACTGCCGCAATCTGTTCTTGTGAAATTCCTACGGAAGCCATCTCCCTGATTAGCTCTTCATCCTTTTTGTTTCTTACATACTCTAAGCGCATTTTATATTTCCGCGTATCTCAAACATAGTTCTACGCTGCGTATAATTTGCCCTTTCGCGGCGAGCTATGATGAAAATAGGTAACATTATCGTCAAAAATGCCTTTTACTACGATGTTATGGTCCGTACTGTATGCCCCTAAGGTACCACCTTTGTAGCGTTCCATGAACCTATACACCCGTGTTGGCTCTACATCTAAGAGTTCACACCACCAAAGGAATGACCATGGTTCAATCACTCCATTAGAATAAAATATCCATTCTAACGCTTCTGTTTGAATTTTAGCGCTGTCATTAGAACCAATTTTGTAGAAACCAACTGCATCAGCTATTGCTCTTCTTATTATTGCCCAGCCTAGTGCCCTTTCTGGGATTGCTCCTTGGTACAAAGAACGCCCTCCAATTGATATAAAGGTTATGTATGTGTTGATTTTGGCGCTTCTTTTGCTTCTGGTCCCGCGTACAATTCCGTGCGCGGGATTTTTTATAGTTGAGGCTTTATGAGTGATGCTTTAAGGTGGATTCTTCATGGTGGCCCTCTCAATGGGTACAAACGACAACTTGGTATCCTTCTGTGGGTCTTGTCTAGGTTCTTTCCCCAGCTTGCCGTAATAGATGTTGTGGACGGGATATCAGATTCAGAGATTTTACTTTTGTGGGGCTTTATTTCTGCCGAACTGAAAAAAGTCGGGATATTCAGCACTCTCATAGAAAAACTCGCTCGATTATTAGCCAAAATTACCGGCTAAATAATTATAAGTTCTACATCCGGGAATAAAGCTTTAAACAGCCTAGCTTTTAGGCTAAATACTGGCGTCTTTACTCCCTTCACGTCCTCACAAAATTTAGTTCCATCTTTGTTCTGATATTCAAAATCTGGGATGTATTTGCACACCAGCTGTTTGTTCACTTCCATCTTATACACTGGTTGTAATTTCAGGTTTTTAATCTCCCCAATCTTTTCAAAAACTTTAAGCACTTGATATCTGGCAGCCTCTTTTTTTGAGTCGAAGACTATATTATCAACCGTTGTTTTTATATTCCTGAATTTATTGTATCTATTCACCTTTATTGAACCTTTCATCAATCAATATTACTGGTTCCCAACTTTTAGCAATCTTAGTTAAGACCTCCACTGCTTCCTTTACGGTTAATTCTTTCTTGGCGATATAGCTTGAGACCTGGGCTTGTAGCTCGGTTTCAGCATGTTTCACTTTAGGCGGGATAATCTTTTCTCGCCTAATCTGGTCTATTGGTTTTATGTGCCTCCCCTCTCTTGTCATAGGGGTCCTTCATAGAAGTATCGATTAACCTTGCTAAGAAAAAACCCTACAGCCCATGCCCATCTTTTTTGCAGTCCGTTTCTTGGTTTATCTGCTAAAACTTCTAATTGTTTTCTTGTGTATTCTACAATTTGTTTATTGGTGATTCCTAGTTTTTGGGCTTCAGAATTTATGCGAGTAACGCGGTCATGCCATTCTACAAACGGTTGAAATGGTTTCATCAACCAATCAAACTTAAATGGCCCCCATCCTGGTCTTGGTTCCAATTCTGGGTCATCAGGAAATGTATAATGACCTTTTAATAACGATTGCCTTGCTTTGTCCCACTCCCGATAGCAAGCCGGACAACGATTGAGATAGTTGCTGTTCCCTTGTAGGTCTATACCACAGTCCTGGCAGGAGCCAATCATATCTAACACCTTTAATGCTCCACAACGAAAGTTTCTGGATCAACCCCTTGATTACATAAGGTGATTGCCTGTCTTGCTTTTTTTGTATCGGGTGGCACGCGTAATGTATGAATTTTGCCAGTGCTGGGGCATACCATTTTTAAAAGCATTATTGGCTCAATGTCTATGTTTTCAATTTTTAACAACTCATATTCTCGCCAAGCGTCGATTTTTTGTGCGCCTAGTTCATGAAAGATTTTATCGTATCCTATGTTCTTTATTAAACACATTCGCAGTTCTGCATTTGTTTCTGTCAGCAACCATTTTGGTTCCCAGTGGCTGGCATTGATAGCTCCATATTTTTCGGGTAGGCGAACACCATCATTGGCATAAACTCCAAACCCATCAGCATATTCTATAGCCATTTTACCATTTGAATTATGTAATCTTCCACGTTGATTAATTTCACATCTGATAGGGCGCTCACTTAATAAAATTATATTTTCTCGGGGAATCCACCAACCTGCATTTTCTGCTAGTTCCATTAGTGGCAAAAGTTTTTTACAAACCTCTAAATTACAAACCTCCAAAAAATATGAATAAAAGGAAAGCC